GTGAAAGGTGAAAAAGGAAGGCTGTTCCTTTCATCATGTTTCGTAGTTGAAAAGACATTAAAATAGCAAACGAAGAAAATAAATTTACACCTTCAGTAAATGCAGAAAATATAGCTAATGAAAGAGCTTTTTCACTTAATGTTTCTCCAGGAGTTTCAATTAAACGATCAATTTTTGCTTTAGCTTCTTCATCTTCCATAAAAGCTGCAAAATTATCTAAACCTAGTTCTTCATTTAAGCGTGCATATGCTTCAGCATGTATTGATTCAAAATCAGCAAACACACGAGCCATAGCTTGTATTTCTGGTTTTGGAAACCACATTGATACTTTTGTGGACCAATAATCGTTAACATGTACTTCGGTTTGAGTAAATGATTTTAAAATATTTCCAATTAAGTTTTTTTCTGATTCGCTTAATTTAAGTTTCCAGTCATTCAAATCTGAGGATAAAGGTACCTCATCTGCTAGCCAATGTACTCGATGTTGATCTTTAAAGAAATCAAACGCAATTTGATATTCAAATGGTTTGTAAAAGTGTCTTGGTTATTTTATCATGTGTTTAATTCAAAAAATTTATTACTTAACATTTGTCTATCTAAATCATCAAAATTACCATTTAATGACTTTCTTGGTGCAACTGTATCTGCTTCTTCATCGTAATGATCTCCAATAATAATGTGACCATTTGATGTGTTAACATCTACTTGGAAAGTTAATCCATCCATCCCATATCTATTTTTCATGATATGGAATCTTCCGGTCCCATTAACTTTATCTTCTTTTTTTCTTGATAATGAAATTGATAAATCGGTAATCATCATTTTATCGTAACTACCTGCGGCTTTATCACCTTCAATAACATCATCTTTAGCTCCCGCGCGATTTACTTGGGAAACTGACCAAATTGGTAAATTAAGCTCTCTAGCTAATCCTTTGGTACTAGTATAAATATCATCTATTTCTCCCTTACGATCAACATTTCTTTTTCTTGTTGAAAGAAGATCAATATAATCTATAAGGATAAGATCAGGTTCAATCCCTAAATCTTTTACTTTTTGTATGTGGGATTCTATAGTGTTTATTGTAGTTTTTCCCATAGGATACTCCTTAATTATCAATTCACCTTTTAGATCAGACATCATACTATTTACTTGATCTTTATTTTTGTCTAAAGAATCTACTGGTAAGCCTGTAAAAAATGCATCGTATCTTCGTCCTGTATAGGATTCACTTAATTCTAAAGTATAGTGAATAACATTGTATCCCATCTTAACAGCAAATCCACCTAAAGCAACTAATGTCCATGATTTTCCTCCACCTGGACTGCCAAAAATTAAACCTAAATCTCCATTTCCTAAACCACCTTGAATTAATTCATTAATAGCGGGCCAAGGAGATGGAACTATTGTTCTGTGATCTTCGCGGTAACGTGATTCAGTATCTTTTCTGTATTCGTGGCCTATGTTTTTATCTTGTCCAGCTTTCATTGCTGATTCAATCATATATTTAATTGAATCGTAATCTCCTGCTTTAAGTAAATCTACACTATTTAGTAGTGCTTTTTTTAGTTGTTGATTTTTGCAAAATGTTGAGAATTCAAGTTGAACATACTCTAAATCTTCTAAATCTGCTCTATATGCTTCACGTAATTGCTCTTTAACAGATACCTTAAGTACCTCGTTATCTAACTTTTTCATTTCAACTTTTAAAATATCCATTGAAATGGTAGTGTGATAACTTTCATAATATTGGATGATTTGATTTATAACCCATTTATGTGCAGGGTTAGAAAAATATTCATCGCTTAGTACATCATTTATGTTTTGTAAAAATTCTTTATGTGTTAATAAAGAAGATATAACTTTCATTTGAAACGAGGGACCGTATTCATCAATTGATTGAAGTGTCATTTTATAACTTTTATTTAAATGTAATAACTTATTGTTGGTTTTCCAACAAATCTTTAAAAATATCGCGAACCCAATAATCTGTATTTCTTATTAGGTTCCCAATTTGATCTTCATTGCACATTTCAACAAATGTATCAGGAAAAAAATTTAATGGTGTATTTTCTACAAACTTATCGATAAACATTTTATCTTTATCATCCATCATAGGATTTGATAAATCCATTACCCTATATTTGTCTTCTAATAGTGGTATGTTATGTAGTACTCTTGCATATATAATATGCTCTTTTAATTTAGCTTCAGCTAAGTTTATTAAATCATCAAAGGATAAATCTTGAGTTGTAAGTTCAGGGAATCGTTTAAATAAACCTTTTGCCCCTAATCCTTTAATACCTGTTACACCATCTGAACTATCTCCCATTAGTAACTTGTAAAGTAAAAAGTTATGGGGGGTAATGTTGAATTTTTCTTTTACTGTATCTGTAGTGTAATATTCTTTTTCAATTGGTCTGTAGACTATAACTTTATCGCTAATTAACTGCAGGTAATCTTTATCGCTAGATACTATGAATACTCTGTCTTCGGGTTTTGTAGGCAATGTACTGCTTAAATATGCGATGATATCATCCGCCTCTACTGTAGGTAAAGATACTGTTTTAACAGGTAATGTTTTTAAGTATTGGATGATGCGAACAATTTGATTTATTTTAGAGTCATCTTCTTCTTCTAAATTGTCAAATAATTCGTGTTTAGTTATTCGAGATGTATTTCTATTTGATTTGTATTCAGGAATAATATTTTTTCTAATATTAGAGGATCCTACACCATCAAACACCATGTAAACTTGTGTTGGTTGGAGTGTTCTAATTAAAGCACCTAAAGATCGAAAAAATCCCCCTAAACCTCCTATATGGACTCCATTTGAATTTACGGCATTTATAGCACTAAAATTTCTAAAAAATAAGTTAAGTCCATCTATTAGCAGGTAGCGTTCTGATTGTGGCAATTCTTCTCCATGTTCTTGCACAGTATCAAGGAGGTTTAAGAGGTCTTTTTTCATATTAATCTTCGGTTTCAAATAAATCTGGGGTAGCTACTTTTTCATCCCACTCACTAGTATCTTCTTGGACTGAGTAGTTACCTTGTCCTAATATATCTGCCCATTCTTTAACGTGTGCATCTTTATATTTTTTAACTGCATTTGGATCATCTTTAATAAATCCATGTACTGTTGATATAATAGTTCCCATTGTAGTAATTCCATTAATGTGATTTTTATCACAAGCAATTTTAGTACGTAATGCGAATTCAACTTTTTTCTTATCTTTAACAGCATTGATTTTTGATGTACCAGCATTTGTAACGTTACCAAATGTTAAACATAAAGAAACATCGTAATAAAATGTATCTCCACCTTTGTTTGTCATTCTAGGTTGTGACATTGGAGTTAAGGCAGGTGCTACACCTACTTTGTTTACAATAAACAGAGTATTCGTGTATTTTGAGCTTTCTTTACGAGACATTACAATCTGTTGATTGATAAAGTTACCGAATTGAGTTGCGATAGCCCCTGCGTTCCACATTGGGTTGTTTTTCCCTTGATTAATGGACATATCACATGGGATTGAACCAACTGAATCCCATATAAAGAGTAGATCATATGGTAGATTGCCTTTCTTTTGTTCAGTTAATAAATCGATCATGAATGCAGCAATATCTTCAATTGAGTTTAAAGAGCTTCTATCTCTGTAAATAAAGAATCCTGTTTGATCTACTATTTCTCCAGTATCTGTATCAACTACATCATCAATTTCAAACCCCATTGTTTTCCAGTGGTTCCAATCGTGTTTCATCTCAGTGATGATTAATACAGGTAATATTCCCATTTTTTGAGCATTAACTGCTATTTCAATAGTCATAGTAGATTTTCCTGTGTTGCTTTTTCCTCTAACCATTGAATTATGGCCTAAAGGAATTCCAGGAATAGATAAAGCTTCTTGTAACGCTGGTGAAAATGGTATCCACTTTTGTTCTTTAAATTTAACATTAGATGCTAAACCTTTATTTGCTTTAAATTTGTCTAAACTAAAGGCGGATTTTAATTCTTTATCCGCCGCTTCAGTTAGCGATTTTCTAGTTGGTTGTGTTTTTGCCATATTTTAATATAAATTAAAATGGCAAATCATCATCTTCTTCAAATAAAGCATCAAAATTATCTGCTTTAGATTTTTTAGATTCTGGTTTTGTAGTTAAACTATAATTTGATTGTGGTTTTTCCTCTACTGTTAATTTTCCATCAGCAGGAGTAAATTCTTCTTCCTCTTCAGGATTTAACCATTCTGCAAGTGCTGTTTTGATTTCATCAAATGGAAGCATTTTGTAAGATTCTTTTGGATTAACTTGATCCTCTAACCATAATTCTAAAGATTTTTCATCTTCAGTTAATGGTGATGTTTTCATAGAAGGTGTAATTGTAGTTTTGTTGTAAACTGTTCCTGTAGAATCAGGTCCAACTGTAACTAACTTAATGTCACGTCCCATCATAATGTCTGTAAAATCACCTACTTCTTCATCTGCGGCCATTTGTAAAAATGCTTCGTAAATTTCTTTACCAAATTCCCACATTTGAACTCCTTCTGACTCTTCACCACGTACAATTACAGGAGCAAAAATACGATTTTTAGGGTCTAATTTCTTAGCCAATCTCCAATTTTCCTTGTCATTTGTACCACGAAGTTGTTTTGCAAATTCAGCAATTGGATCTTTCTCACCCCAATTTAAAGGAGAAGCAATTACTTTTTTACTACCAATTCCATAGTAAAATTTCATTTCCGTAAATGGAAATTCTTTGTTGTATTTGAACGGAACAACACGTACCGTTTGTTTACCAATTTGCGGTTTAAATCGCTTGGTTTGATTGTTTGCACCTCCCCCTGTTGGTTTGGACTGCATAGATTCAAGTTTCTTCTTGATTGCATCTAGATTCATATATAACTATTTTTTATTGTTTACAACTAAATATAATAACCTTTATTTGCTAAGCCAACTATAATTCAATAATCTTAAAAATCTTTGTATTAAGTTGCTTAATTTCATTGTGTTGGGTCAACAATATACAATTTCTATAATGTTGCCAATTCACTGGGTAATTTGTGTCTACTGCTCCACCATTTAATTTTTTAATTAATTCATTTAATGCATTAATTGTATAGAGTGTGTTGGAATCTTTTTTTCTATGTACTAAAATTGTATTGTCTGGAATATCGTTTATATTTCCTTGATCTACATTATATGTTACAACATACTCATTGTTGCTTTTAATATGCAACACAAACATTTTGTTATACATTATTGTATAACGTGAGGTAAGTCCATTTATTAATGAATCTAAATCATCTAATGGGGAAAAAGTGCAAAACAACCTATTGTTCATAAGTAATGAATCAAATGTGACATTGTAGTCATATTGATCATACATATTGGTGGGTTGTTCAAGAATATTGTACATAACTTATTTTATATTGTTGTAGTTTGTGCCGGTTTTAATTTTAAATTGAAAATTTTTACCATTTATTATTTTAGATATTTGTTCTATTACATCTTTTTCATTTTCATCAAAATCAAATAAAAATGAATCGTAAACATATAATACGAGTTTAGTATTTTTCCCTCGTAATATTTTAAATATTTCATATAGTATACAAATATTATTTGCGGTTTCCAAGTTTTGAAGTAAGTAATTTAAGAGTTTTTGTGGATTCATGTTTTCCATTTCACTTTTTACAAATTTATGCTTTGAAATTGGACATTCAATGTATCCTCCATAATTAAATGTATCCCATAAATCATCAGTATATGCTATTACTTTCTTAAAAAATGGGAGTTCTTGATATTCTTTCCAAACTCCTCCATAAATTTGTTTAAACGTGATTTCTTTTGCTTTGGCGTAATCCACTCTATACATTTTAGCAAAAGAGCCATGGACATCACTACTATCAAAAGTGTAATTAAGTAAATTGGCAATAATACTAGGGTGATAAGCACTAATGTCCATTTCAATAAAAAGGTCATTACGCGGTATAAAACATTCTCTTTCTCCATTGTCTTTATTTAAAGCTGAAAAATTAATTCCTCCAAATGCGTTGGAGGGTCTTGTTGTTAGTGTGTTTAGGTTATATTGCGTGTATATAAACTCGTTTACCTCTTTATTGAAGTACTGCTCGAATTTAGTTTGGTCTATTTTTATACCCGCTTGTTCGAGTTGAGCAAACACGGTTGCTGCTTTATTGTAAAATGGGTTTATATCTTCTTTAAAGTTTAAATAGTTTTGCTCACATACTTCATAGTGTTTTACAATCGGCACTATTGTGTTTAAATCTTGTATATTTAAATGCTTATTGTAAATATGGTTGTGAGCAGGTGTTAATTGAGGTATATACGGATGAGGGGTAGGGGGTGGTTGGTAAACATGCTTGAGACAGAAATAATGTAAAAATTCTTTTTTATCTCTTACATTAATTTTTTCTATACTATTTAATACTCTCTCTACTGTCTCTAAATCAAAGTTTATTGTTTCGCTATGGTTTACAGAAATAATGTATCCTTTATTGTCGTTTTCAAAACGGAAATAAATAGCACATACACTGTTTTCAACAGGGTGAAGTGTATGTGAACAGGGGATAATATCAATATAAGCTGCTTGATGCTTAGTGCGACAAATTGTTTCTATATGTTCAATATCTTCTATAAGCCAGTACATGCTTTAAAGATATAAATTAAAATTTAGGATTCCAAGTAATATTTTAAATAATCCTCTTTAAAAAATTGAGAAAATCCATGCCATTTTTGGTTTTGTTCAATTAGTCTAATTAATCCTTTATTTGCTTGATAAATTTTTTCTTTATCTCCCTTTAAATACCATAAAGTTGATAAAGATGAATATAAATCAAATGCTATTTCTGAATTTTTTTGAGATAATTTTGCATGAGAATCACTATCCGTTTCAAAATAGATATTTTCATTATTTTTTTTACAAAAAAAACGTTGAAAAACTCCTAAAGAATAATCTTTTACTGTTGGTAATGGTTTAAATTGTGGGGGAATACTTCGTATAGATCTATCTGTTTTTAAACTCCAATATTCATAAGATATAATATCTTCATATTTTTTATCTACTACATTTGGAATTTGATAATTTATGTAATAAATAAAAGGATTTGATGGGATAGATTGTAAAGGATCATCATCAATTGTTATTGGGAGAATTAAAAGAATATTTTGCCCATCTTGTGGAGTTTTTCCAGTATATTTTTTACCATTAGATACTTCATAATAATATCCAATATAATTTTCTTTAGTAGTAGATAAAGCATATTCCCCCCCATTAGTATATAGGTTAGGTTTAATTTGGGAGAGCGGATAATATGGCATGTTTTTAAATTTTTTTTAAAAATTAGGGTTAATAGTTACGTTGTTAACCTCATTATTATATGCTGATTTAAATGTTACTTCATCCTCTCCAGTTTTAGTTCGTAAAATTAAAAGTCGAAGGTATTTTTGGAATTCCAGGGCATCGTTAGTGGTTAGTTTTTCAAGTTCAACTTTTTGTGTTTGGTTTTCAAGCCATTGTTCTAATAATCTTACTGCTTTTAATTCATCATCCCCTGTGAAAGATTTTGCATCGTAAAATAAATATTTTTTTACTTGGATACCATTATTATCTCTGTTATATGTTCCAGACCCATAATCATCTTTTAATTGATATATTAATGATAATCTATAAGTTAAATTATTAAATCCTCTAGCTGACTTTTCTTTAATTTCTCTAGGACTTAAAGTAGGAGCAGGTGTTGTTGATACAGGTCCAGTAGTATTTTTATATTCATTTTTAATTCTAAACCAATATAATGTCCAAGGTAAATTTGGAGCACTATATACTAGTCCGGTTCCATAATTAGTTTTTGAATCTGTAGTCCATCCTACTCCTACATCTCCATAATGGGTTTGTCCTTTATATAAATTTCCAGTCCAAATTTGTGCATGATATTTTGCACCCCCTGAATTAGGTGGTGGGGTTTGAAAGTAAGCTAGGACATCCCCATAATTAACATGAGGAACAATTTGATTATCTATTGTTGATCTTAATTGTGAATTAGTTAGTCCAGATCCATAAGGTTGGTATGAAATTTCTTGGTATATATCTAAATTTTTTAAATTAGTTCTAAGAGTAGGAGACCAAGCATTATTCCCACCTACATCTGTTATAGATTTATTACGAAGTTTTCTAGCTAATCTATTTGCTAATTTATAAGTAATTCCACCACATTTTCCATGAGTTTCTCTATTATCTTTAAACCATGTTGTTGCTGCTTCTTTCATAGATTTTTCAAGAAAAGAATTTGCATTAGCTATAGATTGCTGGTCTAGTAATGGGATAACTTGTTCCCCAGCACCAGCTGTTGTTCCTATTTGATTTTGAGGTGGTGATATCTTTTCTTTGTATATGTTGTCTTCATTATTTGCTTTTAGATTTGCTAGATCTGCTAGTTTTTTTCCTTTGTCAATTTCTTCATCTACAATTATTTTAATTTCACTATAACTTTTGAATGGTTTTCCATTTTTATCACTACTGTTAGCTATTACAACAGTTTCTAAAGAAGTTTCCCAGTTATTTGCTGAAATTTTATGGTTAACTCCTTTAATTATAAATTTTAAATTATCAGGATAGTTTGAAGGTAAAAATCTAGTATCAACTTTTACATAATTATAAATTTTAATTCCAGAAATACCCTCTAAAGTAATACCTAAACTAATAGGAATAAAACCGTTTGTTGGAGATGCATATTTTTGTTCCTGTTGTTGTATTTTATATTGGCAATATCTATAAAATTCAGGAACTAAAACGAGATTTTTATCTATAAGTTCGGGTGAAATAGCACAAGCATTAGGTGTAAAAAAATCCTTTTTAATATCTTGAGGAAATGTTAAACCATAAGGAGAATATATTTTTCTCCAAAATTCAGAAGCATATGTAAGATTAGGAGGATCTGTATCATCTTTTGTTGAAGTTTGTTTTGGTGGAGTATAATTTTCTTTAAATATATCTATTAATCCTTTATTCCATTTTGAAAACATAGTGTTTTCCATTCCTTTTGCATAACCTCCTGCTGTTGAACCAATAGAAACCATTGTAGCAAAATCATTTGTAATTTCAGTTTTAAGATCAAAACTATAAACAAAATTAGAATTATCACCATTATAACCATATAATTGAAGTTCAGCAGATTCTTTTGTTACTACAGGTTGATAACTTGCATCTATAATTTTTATAGAATTTATTTCTTCCTCTATTACTGTTTCTAAATTATTAACACTTCCTAAAGCTAAATTTAATTCAGAACAAATAGTACTTAATACTTCATATAAAGAAATATTTCCTTCTTCATCTTGTTTTTCACCTAATACTCTACTTACCATAGCACAATTAAGGTAAATATTTGCTATATTTGCTCCATTTCCTTTTCCATCATTCCATTCTGGCAAATTACTATAAAAGATTTTTTTGCTTAATAATTCGTTTGTTCCTACTATACAAACCCTTGGATCTAAAGATACTTGATAGGGAAAAACATACATTTTTGTGTTTTCAAAGTCTTCATCTATTTCAATAACTCGATCTTTACTACCTTCAATTTTTAAAATTGTATTTTGTCTAATAAATTCTATAAGATGTCCAAATCTTACATAAAATCCTTCATTATTTAATTTATCTTCATCATCCTCTAAAGTATTATAAGAAAAATAAAGAAAATCATTTCCTTTTGCTTTAGGTTCAAATTCAAAATTAGTATCTTGTTTAATAAAAATACTAGCAACTTTAGAAGTTCCATCAATTCCAAAGGTAACATCGTGTCGTTTATAATAATCAGGATTTAAATTTAAATCGGCTACAAAAGTTCTTTGAAGAAAAAAGTAAGCAGAAATAAGATCATTTGCGGGTGCAGGTGGAGAAATTTTATCAGTATTACTTGGATCGTCTTCATTTGTTTCATCCCCATATAGACTATATACTTTTGTTATATATTCAACTATATCTTTTGAGGGAGTAATATTTGTTTTTAAAGATTCAATAACATCTCCCATACTAATAAGAGTTAATTGAATGTCATATGAACCATCTGCGGAAAAATTCCAACTAAAATTAGATACTTTACAAAGTAAACCATCATAATTTCCATCTTTACCTGCTCTATATGCTTCTATTTTTTTTAAAAAATCAGTGTATTTACTGTTTGTATCAAGATCAAAAAAACTACTTTCAATTAAAGTAGAATAATCAGGCTGTAATTTTCCATCATTATCTAAATAATTACTCCAACCCCATTCAAGAAATAAAGTATACCCTAACCTTAAATATAAAACCTCTAATACTCTAAATTGTTCGGGACTATAACATTTAATATTTACAGTTGCTTTTTTAATTGAACCTCTATTTTCACATTTTATAGAAGCATCAATAATTCCCGGCATTGGAACAAAACCAAATCCAGGGGAATGCTGATATTTTTCCTCTACAGTTGATTTTGGTATTAAAATTTCACCAGATAAAGAAGAAATTCCACTAAATAAAACATTTTCTTTCGCTAATTTACCCATTGATCCTGGGATAATTTTATCGTCTTTTGATTTAAATGTTGACCCAATTTTAACACTAGATGCTAATTTTACCCAAGATGTTTTAGAATTTAAATAAGCAAGTTGATCAGGAGTACGAAAAGTATTTATTCCAGATCCATGTGCTGTTTGTCTAATGTTAATTTGTCCATTAACGTAATCTGGAAAAGGTTCTCCTATAATATTTGGCATTTAATTTAAAAATTTTATTTATGTACTTTGATTAAGATTTTCATATTGTCCTATTATATTAGAAATTCGTGTAGGTGATGGTATTCTAATTTGGTCTCCTGGGTTAGGGTAAATTGAGTCAGGAGATACAGTATCTAAATTAGCTAAAGATATTATCCACCATAAAGAGGAATTGTTGTAATATGCTTGAGCTAATAAATCATATCTATCACCTCTGGTAATATATACATAAATGTCTAAAGTATCACGGGTAATTTCAGGATATTTAACATTTGGGTATCTTCTTTTTAAATCTAAAGAAGATGTTATTATAGGAATTTGTGAATATCTAGCCATTTATATAAGTGTTACGATATTTTATTTTTTATGTTGAAACTTTTGTAACTTCAGTTTGATTAATGAATGGTCTATTGTTACCATATTCAGGTCTAAAATTATGAATAATATCAAATTTAAGTCCGGTAACTTTAATATAATGTGGAAGTTGTTTACCTTTTTTAGTTTCCCAAGGTGAATCTGAAGGAGGTTCTAGATTAAGGCCTGTTAAGACTCCATATTGATTTTTTACATAGTTTCCAAAAGTAAGTTGGTGTAAATTTCCAGCCATATATCCTTGAGAAGTGTAAGAGGGGGCTAAAGAAGAAGCTAATGTATTTAATTGACTATACATTATATCTAAATTAGCTATGTTATCAGCTACAACTATAAAAGATACATTAATAGTTCTTGAAAAGGAAGTATATTTGTAAAAATTTTCACCTCGACCCATATATGTTGAATTAGCCCATGTTGATGAATAGCCATCAGAAAAATCTTCAACATATGCTCTAAAAAAAAGTGTCGTTATTTTTTTAGTAGCACCATTAATAATTTTAATATTAAAATCTATTAAATCATTTTCTTGATTTAATTGACTTGATTTTCTTTCTTGAGTAGAAGAATTATAGTAAATTTTATCAATAATTTTAGCTCCATTACCTATGTAATCTGAAGATTCTGTTATTTTATCATAGTTGTTAGGAGCATCAGTAAATCCTCTAGTTTTACGATTTGTTTTTCTAAAGTCAGGAGCTATGCCTCTAGGATATTGATTTAACACATATGCTAATTTACCTTCAGAATCATAATAATATCCACTATTTTTATCTAAATTAGCTAAATATCCTTTATTGTGGGATTTTGGAGATGTTTTATATGTTTGGTTTAAATTATCATTAAATAAAGTATTTTCTGATGAGTATTGGCCTAAAGATATTCCAATTGGATCAATTGCTGTAAGAGATCCTAATGTTAAGTCAAATTTAGGGTCTATTATCATTTGTCTTCCACTACCTTCAACCCCTAGTGTAGATCCTGTTCCTAAGGCACGTAAACGATTGTTTATTGGGGAAATATATATTAATGAGCCTGATGTTCTTGTAAATTGAATAAAAGGATCGGTTCTTGTAAGGTATTTTTTATCTGTAGTTATACTATTTAATTCTAAAATACTGTTAAATTCATATACACTTGGTGTAAAATTATACCCCCATGAATTAGCATCTCCTAATTTATCTAGAAAATCAGTTTGTCCAGTATTTGAGGAGGTTATTGGAATATTGGAATCAAATTCAAAATATTTTTTACTAGCTCCTATTGGGAGTTGAAATTTATCTTGATCAATACGAGTTTGATCAAGTGGTTTACCGGTTAAAGAGGATTGTGGACCTAAAATAGATTTTATTGGAATTAAACCTCCATTGTCTGTAGCAAATTTAATTTCAGTATTACCAACACCAATATTTGAACTAGGTCCTCCACTATAAGATATTAAAGTAAGATCTCCAGGAGAATTTAAAGTATATTTTTTTATATTATTAAAATCTCCATCATTACTGTTTTTATTTTGAATTAAATTTGTTAATTTAACTAAACGATTTGCATTTTCAAAATTTTCTAAAGAGTTAGAATTTTTAAGAGCATCTTGATATTTTGTAAGAGTAAGATTTGGAATAGTTTCTGTTGGATCAATTCCTTGTTTTAAATAATGTATTCCTGTAAATCCAACTCCAGATTGAAATAAGGTTGATAAAGGAGTGTATACTCCTTCGTTTGCTGCAATTCCTAAAAATGAATAAGATGGTCCTTTAGATGCTTCTGTTTTTGTTCCTATTCTAGAAAGTAAATTTTGTTTTAAGGAAAAAAATATACCTGAGGGTGTTTTTGTATCAACAAAATATTGAGTTAAACGAAGAACATCTTTAGCAGCTCGTAAAGGCCCTAAAATTCCACCTCTCCATAAAAAATCACCATCCCATTGGGAATATAGTCCTGGTTCTCCTATCTGTGGTTGAAAAGGATTTGGTGTTGATATATAAGGTTGATTACTTTTACCACCATATAATCTGTCTTTTCCAAAAGGAATTAATTTTTGGCCAAATTTTGCGGAAGTAGATACTGACCCAATTCCTCCGGAATAAAATTTAAAATTTCCAGGATCTGTTAAAAGTTTGACAAGACCCATAATCTATATTTTTAAAAATTTATTTTTATTCTGGTAAGTTATTTATGTATTGTGGGGGAGTTATTCCATTTAAATCTAGTAATGATGGAGTAGGAACATTTTGCAGCCCAGGAGTTCCATTAATAGAATAAGTATTGTGAAGTACCGATTGTGGTGAGGAAGAATTTGTTAATGGTGGTGTTGTACCATCAAATTCACTTAATAATGATCCTCCTTCTAGTGTTAGTTTAGTTAATAGTCCCATAGTAATTATTTTTTATTATAAATATTATATATTATTGAATTCTTAATGTTGATACTGTTTTATTTTGTCTATTTGACTGTTCTCTTAAATAATTTTGTTTTTTCATTTCTTCTAATAATTGAGTATTTGTATCTGGTGGTTTTGGGGATGGGGATGTTTGATTTGATACTTTAAGTGTATCTTTAGGGGCTGACATAACATCATCTCCTTTTTTAAATAAATCAGTACCTGCTATTACAGTATCTTTATTATTCAATTGAATAGCTCCTTCAGGACCAAATAAAGTACGTTTACCATATCCTGAAGATCCATCTCCTGAGGACATTATATCATTTCCTTTTACCATAGAGTATATCCCTGCAGCTATAATTCCTGCAAGGGCAAGGCCTGCAAGAGCGGCAAATGGATTAGCAATAGCTTTAGCTGCAGCTTGTGCAATTAAAATGGATAATTTTGAAGATTCAAGTGCATTTCCTAATATAGCTTGACGATTAGCAATAGCTTGGTATGTTTTAATTAAAAAGTAAGTTCCTGCTATACCACCTAATAATTTTAAAGCACCTAGTAAATGGTCAGTAAATCCTCCTGAAAGAGTAAAAAGTTCATTAAATCCATCTGCTAATAATTGTATAGGATAAATAATTGATTGTAAAATAATACTAATACCGGGAAGAACTACATTAAGAAGATTAACTAATGGGGAAACAATTGCTAAAACAGGTTCTGCTATTTGAATAAATACTTCTTTAAGTTTTTCTGTAGCTTGAGCAAATCTTTCTTGTACAGATTGTTGTTCCATTTGATTAGCTAATGTTTCGTCCCCTAATTTAGCTGCTGCTTCTTGAGCAGTCATTGTTTTTCTTAATGTATTATATCTTTCTTTTGCAGTATCACCTTCAACCCCAGTTAGTGCAACCATTGCTTCTTTATCAATTAAAGATTGAGCTAATTCATCTCTTTCCATCCCTGCGGCTTTTGCTAATGCCTCTTGTTGAATTACATTCATTTTAGTAAAATCTTTAGATGATCCTACTTGTCTAGCTACTTCAGCGGCCGCTTCTGCTGTTTTTCCTTCTAATGCTAATTGTCGTGCTTTTTCAAAATTTAATTCTTTTCCAGTTAATAATTCAGCACTTAATTCACTTTCAATAGAGGATTCAAATTGAAGCAAACTTGAAGACATTTTTTCAGCTTGTTCAAGAGTTAAACCAAACATTTTTGCTTGTACTACTGCTTCTGCCATTTTAGTTGCACTGCCTCCTAATGATAATTTTAAAGATGCTGACATTTTATTAACTTCTTTTAAAACTTCTTTTTCATTAACTATTATGCCGTTTCTAGAAGCATATGCTTTAGCACCCCCTAAAATTTCTTTAGTATTATCTTTTAAACTTTTATTTTGAGATAAAGATAGTTTTTCAATTTCCATTAATTCACTATGTTGAAATCCTGCTTGACTTACTAATTTAGTCATAGTAGTTAAATCTTTTTCATTTAACATAGCATTAGTGCCTAAAGCAGCACCAACAGCCATATATGATTCTTGAAGATTTTTAGTATTTAAAGCAATATCTCCTGAGGATGCAGCCATGTTTCCTAATTCTCTACGGGTATTTAATGCTTCCCCATAAGTTAAATTCATTTTTTTAGCCATATCACCTGCACCATCATCTGCAATTTTTAAAGCTTCCGCCATTTGTGTCATTAAAAATGCAGGATCAACAAGATTTTTACCAAGACTTGAACCCATAGATTTTAGTCCGGCACTCATTACACTTAATTTACCGTTATTTGCTTTTAAAGCATTAGCTTCGGCATTAGTTAAATCTAATATTTTTTGTTTTTCTTTTAATTCTTTACCACCAAAACCTGCTTTTATTTGGGCAGATGAAAGTCCTCTAGCATTTAAATTATTTATTTCTTCAGTTAGTAATTGTTGTTTGGTTTGGACAGAGGCAATCTCCTCCATTTTCTTTTTAGCATCATCTAAACCTAATTTTCCTGATAATCCTTCAAGTCCTAGTTTATCTAAAGTTCCTCCTATTCCTTCTACTAAATGACTACTTAAACCTAATTTACCATTAAATACATCTTGTTCTCGTTCAATTGTTTTAATATTTATTAATAAATCTTTATAGGCTGAGTTAGATTCATCTATTATAGATGTTGATTCGGCTAAAGCTTCATTAACTTTATTAAGATTTTTTTTTATTTCTTCTGATTGAGGATTTTGTCTTCGTTGAGATTCTAATTCTGCTTTTCTAATTTTTAAAGTAGAAATGTTAAGTTCTAAAAGTTTCTTTTCTTTAGCAATTTTACTTTGGATGCTTTGAAGATCATCTTTATTTAATTTATTTATACCAGCCTGATGAAGTGAGATGTCTTCTGCAAGTCCTGTAAGTTTTCGGAATGATGCTTTAGTAACATTTAATCCAATATTACTTTTAGATATTTGTTGAACTACATCACGAAAAGAGGAGGAAATTGAATCTAAACTTTCTCTAGAATCATTTAATTCAGTTTGCCATATTGAAAGTAGTTCTTTAACAGTTTCAGCATCATCTGTAATAGCTCGTAAATTAAAAGATGAAAAATCTTTATTTAATTGATTTGCTAAGCGTTGTAATTTTTCAAAATTTTTTTGTAAATCTTCTGCTGAGTCTCCAATAGCCATAATTTTATATTTTGTTATAAATATTAAAAATTAATATTTTTTATTTATAAGTTATTGGTCGTTTAGTAGGGGGATAATTATTTTGGGGGGGTTTATTAATAGATGGTTTTTTTTGCAAAAATTCAGGAGTTTTAATATTACCTTCAGAATCAATTACTGTTTTACTACCGGGTTTGCCTTTATTTTCTATTGCTGATTTTTCTTCTGCATAGTGAGTTTGCATTTGTTGAAAAGTAAAACGACGAAGCCAAATTGGCATATTGTAAACAGTATGCCAATCATATCCTCCATTACCATGAAAAACTATTTGGTGAATTTGTGTAAATAAATTAGATCGATTTTGGGATGCTGTATCAAGCGTCAGGCCAAAAAAAGCTAATCCCAATTGGGATATTGATTCTATCTGAACTTTCGTTGGGAAAAAAAGTTAAATCAACATCTGGTTGAATTTCTTTAATATATTCTCTTAGCGCTCGTGAGTCTTTGGCTAAGAAATAATTTTCTACAAAATCTCGTATATCCTTCCTTTCTCTATTACCTTCAATAGAGGTAATCATATATTTTAAACGTGTTGAAAGTTCTGGGGATGTGTCTTTATTAATTTTTTTAAGACCTTCTAATTCACGGTTAATATCTTGTTCATCTTTATGGGTTAAAAACCTAAAAGTAATTGCATTTTTTGAATGGGGTAAAGTAAATTCAAACTCATTTACTTTATTTTGAAATAACTCTTCTTTAAGTGGTTTATTTTCTATAGTAGATAAATCAACAGTATGTGACTCTCCTAAATAATCAAATGTATACTCTGACCCATATCCTAAAATGCGAGATGCTACTAGGATTGCGTTTTTATCACCAATTAATAGATCATCATAGTTAATTTTTGAAACAATTAAAGATTTCATTATTTTATCTAAAACCGTACCATTTTTAATATATGATTGATTAGTTAAAATATCTTCTTCCTTAGCGGTCATATACTTTAATTCAATAGTACCTTTTGCTAATTCAGAATCTTCAGGGTAAAGTAAACCTTTAGAGGGTAAGTCAATGGTTTCTGTAGGTAATTTAAATTTTTCGTCCATAATTTTTATTTAATATAACTTTATTTGTCTTATATACATATATTAAAGAGTAGTAATATTATCAGGGTTTACATTAAATGATAAAACTCCTTCTACTTTTAATATTTCTTTGCGTATTTCTAGCATTTTTGATCTATCAAATCCACCTTTTGCAATCCAAGGATGTCCATCTACTTTAACAGTCATTAAAGCTTGAAATTTAGATTGGTCTTGTTGACTAAATTCTAAAGGTTCTTTAGATGATATAACTGTAATGCCCGGGATAGAACGAATATCTGAATATATTTCTTTTTGTGGTCTTAGATCAATGTTGGTAATAAGCATACCTATCATTTTAAACTTATCTTGATATTCCTCAGTTAAACGGTGGTTTAATGTTTCTTTTACTAGCGCACGTAAATTATTTAATTTCATGTTGTGATATATGTTATAAATATGGGTAGATATAGTTTAATTAACGTGTTAATGTGATAATATACAATAAAAAAATAAAAGCTCCAACGAAAACGTTGAAGCTTATATAATTATTTTTAATATTAATTTTAAAAATTTAAAATGCAATAATCTGGTTGTACTTCTAAGGCAATATTTACTATTGCTCCGTCATCATCCCAATTGTAATCTCCAAAGGCAGCACTTGTAATTACGGCTCCTTTAATTATCCATTCTGAAACAATGTCTCCAACAGGGCCAAGTACATTAAATGTTAAATCTTTTTTATAAAAATCAGAATAACCATCTCTACCAGTTACAGATTCGTGCCCTAAACGTACCCATTCCATTACAGCTTGTGCTCCAGAAGGAGTTATAGATTCATATAAAGTCATTGAAATTGCACCCCAAGTAGTTTTTCCTTTTACATAACGTTGAACGTTAATGTGGTTAAGAGCAACTGCGTTTTGAGCTATATTTATTCCTCCCACACCTTTTACTAAAAATGATGGAATACCATCCATATAAAGGATAAAGCGATTTGTTTGTTTAGGTTCAAATGCAGTGTAAAAAATTTCGTTTGGGTTTAAAATTGCCATTTTATTTTTGTTTTATTTTTGTTTTATTATAAATATTCTATTTTTTTATTTTTAACCCGGAAATTCAGCTCCTGTTGGTAATAAGATAAAATCTAATGAAATAAATTCTGCTGTTCTTGTTGGTTGAACATAAATTTGGCCTATTAATTGATTTTGATCAATTACTGCAGGTCCGTTATTTGATTCATCCATTACTACTTTAAAAGCATATAATCCTTGTTTTTGTTGGATATTTTCTAAATATGGAGTAACTTTAGCTAAAAATGAGTTTCTTGTTGAGATTGTGTTTTGTTCAAATAATATTGTATCTGCAATTTGGCGAATATATATTTTTAATTCAAGTAATAAACGTCTTACATTTACACGGTCAAGAGCAGATGCTTCTTTTTGTAATGTTTTTTGTCCAAATACTACAACACCATTTTTAGGTAATGTAGCTAATGGATTTATATTATTACTATATAATATATCTTTATTAGCTTGATTTAATAATTGTTCAGCTCTTAATACTGTAGATAAACCACCACGATTAATACCTGCTGGAGCAAACCATGGAGCTGCTATTTTATCATTAAATGCATATACTCCGGGAATTACAGTTGATGCTGGGGACCAAATTTGTTTTCCTGTTGCTGGGTCTAGTATTTTTACCCAAGGCCAATATGTTGCTGCAAATGAATTATTTATACCTGATGCTTGTGTTACTGTAGATGCAACAGTGCTATTATAATCAATTAAGTCTAGTACATATAAATTATCTCCTCTATTTTGAGTATTTGAAACAATTGTATTAACTTGAGTAGGATGTTTACTATGTAATAATCCTGGGGTGAATAGTAAATTAAATTGGAATAAATCTTTATTAGAAAATAAAGTAATCATATTATCATAATCAGATCCTGCTAATCCTTGTGTTGTTGTGCTTATTAAGTCATACATTGATGCTCCTACATTTGCTGCAATTGTGCCTGTAGCTGAACCAAATGAACCACTTCCATTTGCTGGTAAAGATCCTGTATATGAGGCATTTGAAATGGTTCCGTTTGAATTTAAATATGTTGGAGTTGAATAATTAA